GTGAGAGTCTAAATGGCTTTACCAACAAAAACAGTTGAAATAGGTTTTGATTTAACTTCTCAAGGTGGACCATTTTTTACTTTAGATGATTCTGTAGCTGGTGTTTTAGATAACACAGAATTCACTTTGGGCGGAACACTTTTTTATGATGTGACAGATTATGTGATTTCCATCAATACTAATCGTGGTAAAAGTCGAGAACTTGATAGATACGATTCAGGTAACTTACAGGTTGTTTTTGATAATACAACTCGTGTTTTTGATCCTCTTTATGCTTCAAGTCCTTATTATGGTCAGATTGTTCCTCACCGTGAAATAAGAATAAAATCAAATGGATCAGCAGTTTTTTATGGTTTGATTGACGACTGGAATTTGTTGTATCAACCATCTGGTGATAATCAAGCCGTGGCTTTAGCTTCTGATGGTTTTACTCTACTTGCCACACAGTCTTTAGCGGCTCATACTGCTATCCCTGAATTGACTGGCGCAAGGATTAACGCTGTTTTAAGTAGACCTGAAGTCAATTGGCCTTTAGCAAATCGAAACATTGATGTTGGAACAATAAATTTGCAAGGTGATGAAGTTTCTGATGGCACTGGCGCTTTAACTTATTTACAAATTGTTGAGCAAACAGAGGGTGGTTCATTTTTTATTGATAAATTAGGAAACGCAACTTTTCAAGATACTTTATCAGGACCGAGTTCTACAAATTTAGTTGTTTTAACTGATGACGGCACGGGTATTCCTTTTTCTAATGTCGCTGTTGTTTATGGTTCAGAGTTTTTGTATAACCGTGTTGTTGTGACTAGAGCTGGTGGGTTGCCTCAAACTGTTGAGGATGTAGATTCACAAATTGCTTATGGTATTTCTTCATATAATTTAGAGGGTTTATTGTTTGATTCTGATGTAGATGCTTTAGCTTTGGCTGATTCCTTATTAGGTGAATACTCTGAACCTGAATATCGTTTTGATTCAATTACTGTTCAAATGTCGGAGCTTACAACTCAACAACAAAATAACTTATTGGCTTTAGATTTAGCAAATCAAATTGAAGTAAAATTCACCCCCAATAATATTGGTTCTCAGATTGTTAAGTATGGGGAGATTATTGGCATTGAACACAACATTGGTATATTTGTTCACGAGCTTACATTCAAGTTATCTACCCTTGATTTTGCTGAATTTGTGCTGGATGATGACATTTTTGGTCTACTCGACACAGGTCGATTAGGCAATTAGAATAACCCTAAAGAAAGGTAGTTAAATGGCAGGTGCAGGTTTTAGAACGTTTACAGCTGGTGATGTCTTAACGGCAAGTCAGGTAAATACTTTCTTAATGCAACAAAGCTTGATGGTATTCGCTGGAACTGCTGCACGTGGTAGTGCAATTGCTTCACCTAGTGAGGGAATGTTTACTTATCTAACTGACACAAACGCACTTGAATACTATGATGGTGCTGCGTGGCAACCGTTTACTTCTGGTGGCGGTGGCGGTGGCGGTTTTGAATCAACTTTTATGTTAATGGGAGCGTAGTAAATGGCAACAACAACTTATAAAACTTTAGGCCAATTAGCAGCAGGTTCTGCTGTAACGGCCACAGAATCAATCTATACAGCACCAAACACAAGTGGATTACAAAGCGTGATTTCATCTATAACAGTTTGCAATCGCGGTACAGCATCTACCACTTATCGTTTAGCAGTTAGACCAAATGGAACTGCTGTTGCTAACTCACATTACATTGCTTATGATGCAACAGTTGCAGGAAACGACACAGTTGCATTAACTCTTGGAATCACTATGGATGCAAACGATATTTTAGGTGCTTATGCAGGAAATGCTAATTTAACTTTTAACGCATTTGGTGCAGAAATAGTCTAATGTTCACAGGATTCAACGCTTCGGGGTTGAATACTCCAACCATTAGCACCATAAGCATTTCAGATGGAAACAGTATTCCTAGCCCTGCCGTAACAACAATTACTGATAGAACTGTTCAAACTTTAATTTTTTCTAGTAATGGCACTTGGGTTGCTCCTAGAGATGTTGTTAATGCGGAAGTTTTTGTTATTGGTGGTGGTGGTGGTGGCGGTAATGCCTCTGGTTTTGAAACTGGTGGCGGTGGTGGCGCTGGTCAGATTATTTATTATTCTTCTTACAAATTTGTTGGTAAACAAACTTATGCAATAACTGTTGGTGCTGGCGGTAATGCTTCTTCTAATGGATCATCTACAACTCTAGGTTCTCTTTTTACTGCTATTGGTGGTGGCGGTGGTAATGCTTCATCAAATAATGGTTACAACGGTGGCGGTGGTGGCGGTGGAAACTTATTAGGTTTTGGTACTGGCAATGGTGGTTTTAATGGTGGTGCTGGTAATGGTGATGGCACTTATCGTTCTGGTGGTGGTGGCGGTGGTTACGCTGGTGTTGGTGGCACAGCTAATGCTCCTGCATCAGGCGGGCAACCTGGTGGCAATGGATTAACTTCATCAATTAGTGGAACTTCAATCAATTATGGTGTTGGTGGTTCTGGTGGTGGTTACAATCTTGGTGGCACAAACTCTCAAGCAGGTGGTGGTCCGAGTGCTGGTGGAACAAATGGAATCTCTTACAACGCATATTCTTTTGGTTCTGGCGGTGGCGGTTCATCTAATCAAGCAGGTATCGGTGATGCTGGCGGTAAAGGTTGCGGCGGAGCAGTTATGTTGAGATATTACATATGACAATCAGAAAAGCATCAGCATCAAGTTTGAGAATAAATAGGAAAATAAATCTTGCTGAAGACGGTTTTGATATTCCATCTCCAGCAACAACAAAGGCTGGTTTAACAGCTATTACTCAAACTTTTACTTCTAATGGAACTTTTAATCCACCAAGATTTTGTACAAATATTGAAATTCTTTTGGTTGGCGCTGGTGGCGGTGGCGGTAACGCTTCAGGTGCAACAGCAGGTGGTGGCGGTGGCGCTGGTCGTGTTCTTTATATTGCCAATCATCAACTTTTAGGTTTAAGTCCTGTCACTGTAACAATTGGTGGTACAACTGCTGCAAATACAACAGGTGGAACTACAAGCTTTGGGAATTTAATTGCTACTGGTGGTAGTGGCGCTGGTGGCGGTGGCGCTGGTCCAACTAATACTGGTTGGAATGGTTCTGGGGCTGGCGTAGGAACTAATCCTGCTGGTATGGGAAATGGTGGATTTAGAGGTGGCGCTGGCGCAAATAATGGCACTTACGGTAATGGCGGTGGCGGCGCTGGTGCAGGCGCAGATGCTACTGGAACAACTGTTGGTGATACTTATGGTGGTGGACAAGGTGGCAACGGTGTTGCTTATTCCATAAGTGGATCATCACAAACTTACGGTGGTGGTGGTGGTCGCGGTGGTTGGAATAATGGTTCAAGTGTTGGTGGTACTGGTGGTGGCGGTAATGGCGGTGGCGGTACTCAAGCTGCTAAAGATGGAACTTATTATGGTGCTGGCGGTGGTGGCGCTTCATCACAAGACGGAAACTCTCAAGGCGGTAGAGGTTATCAAGGAATTGTGATTGTGAGGTATTACGTATGAGTAATTGGGCAAAAGTAAGTTTAGATAACAATGTTGTGAATGTTGAAATCACAGATGAAGTATGGGTTGAAAATTTTATTAGAGAGAACCCTGATTCAGTTTTTAGATATATAAAAGAAACTATTGACACCAAGCCTGCAAGTGTTGATGGCACTTATGATGAAGAAAACAACAAATTTATTGCGCCAAAACCTTATTCAAATTGGGTTTTAGATGAAAATTTTGATTGGATTCCACCTGTTGCTAAACCAGAGGGAAATTTTCAATGGAATCAAATTGAGAATGAATGGCAAGAATTTTTTCCGCCAACAAAACCTTATCCATCTGATGAGCGTGTTTATCGTTGGGATATTGAGCTAGAAGATTGGGTAGTGCTAGATTAACTTCAAGGAGAGTTAATGAAACTGCGCATAACAGATTTATACGAAAATCACGAAAACTATTTAGATATAGTTCCAGCAAGTCAATGTATTCCTGAATGGTATAAAAATATGCCATTAAAAATTCAAAATAATGATTTTGAACTTATCAACGAAATTGATGGCTCGGTTTCAAGAAACATAACCATAAAAGGATGTGCTCCTTTTCTTGATGGTTTGACTTCAGGTTATATGGCTATAACCAAAACAGAATTACAAATTGCAAAACCTTTAGATGTTATTCTTTTTAGCTGGAGACCAGCAGAGAAACTTATATCTACACATAGCCACAGCCAAGCTCCTTTGATGCCCGAAATTCAAGGTAGTAAAGATATTTTCAAATGGGAAATTCATTCAAGAATAAAGACTCCAAAAGGATATTCTTGTTTGTTTACTCATCCTTTCAACAGACACGATTTGCCTTTCAGAACGTTTACAGGTGTTGTTGAAACTGATTCTTATCCACTTCCGACTCTGTTTCCCTTTCAAATAAGTGCCGACATTAAAGAACCAATTATTATTCCTGTCGGAACTCCAGTAGCTCAAATACTTCCTTTCAAACGCGATAATTGGGATAGAGAGTTTTTGGGTTTTGATGATTTAGAGCGAAAAAACTCTTATGGTAAATTTTTGAGCAGAATTGTTAGGTCTTACAAGAATCAATGGTGGATTAAAAAGACTTATAACTGAGGTAAACTATTCTCAAAGGAGTCTTATGAAACCCGCAATTATTAAAGACGTTATTTTT